TGTTCTACTGCCCATACGTTCCTCTACAGATGGTTCGTGCAGTTGGTCAGGACACCTTCCAACCAAAAATTGGATTCAAGACCAGATATGGTATGGTTTCCAACCCTTATGCAGAAGGTACAACCCAAGGACTTGGACGTATTACTGCTAATAGCAACCGCTATTACAGACGTGTTAAGGTTCAGAACCTAATGTAAGACAGAAGTTTATACTTCTTTATCAAGACCTCCACACAAGTGGGGGTCTTTTTTTATGCTGATGTTAAATAGTATACACTATCAGATAATCTAATGAACGGTAGACTATCTAAGGTTGACATGACAAATAGACTCATGCAACTTAAACGAGAACTAGATTACAAATGTGAAATTGGAGATATGGGACAGTGGGAATGTACTGGAGCTAATAAGTATATGCATAAAGTCTTTGATGTGCTTGATGAGTATTGGCAATAAATAGATATAGCTTGGGAAGCTGATGTCAAACAATCCAATGGCCTTGCAAGAAGTTTCTAATAGGAATTTCTTAGCATTAGGTGGTTTCAAACTCAAGTTGAATAGATGTCCAAAGGTAGACTTTCTTTGCAATAAAGCAAATCTGCCTACCATTACTTTGGGTGTTGCTCAACAAACTTCTTACCTTAAGAACATTCCTGTTCCTGGGGATAAGATGTCGTTTGATGATTTGGTTGTTAGTTTTATCGTTGATGAAAACCTTGAGAATTACTTACAAATATATGACTGGATGACTGGTTTAGGTTTTCCAGAAAGTTTACAACAGTTTGAGGACATCAAGAGAAAGTCAAGATACTTCCCAGAGTTCAACGAAGGTTTCAATGAAAGGTCAGACGGAACATTAATGGTTCTTAATAGCAACTACAATACTGTTGCACAAGTTAAGTTCAAAGACTTGTTCCCATTTGCTTTGACTGGTATACCATTTGATGCGACACTAACTCAAGAGCAGTATTTTACTGCAACTGTGAGTTTTAAATATACTATCTTTGATATGATTGACAATGAAGGAGACAAAGTTTGATCTAGAAAAGATCCAACGAATGTGGGATGAGGATAGCAAACTGAATCAAGATGAACTTGATACTGAGTCTTTAAAAGTTCCCCAATTACACGCCAAATATTTCAACATATATAATATGACTTTAGCACTTCGTAAGAATGCTGAGTCACAATATGCTTCTGTCATATTAGAAAGACGGAAGTATTATAAAGGTCAAGCAACAGCAGACATATATGCTGAAGAACCTTTCCCTATGAAAATACGGGATAAGGATGACCTTAAACTTCATCTTGATGCCGACAAGAAAGTCGAGATTATCAGGTTGAAAATTGAGTACTATGACATGATGCTTAGATATCTTGAGGATATCTTAAAGCAAGTTTCTAATAGAACTTACCAAATTAAAAACGCTATTGAGTGGCGTAGGTTCTCTTCTGGTTATGGCTAACATTGTTATCCAAAAAAAGAATGAGGTATTCTTAAAGGTTGAATGTGAACCTCATATCAAATATGAGTTAGCAGATCAGTTTACCTTTGATGTACCAAATGCAAAGTTTATGCCACAGTATCGTAATAGGTACTGGGATGGAAAGATACGTCTATTCAATACTGAGAAAGGAGAAATATATGTTGGGTTATTAGACAAGGTAGAACAGTTCTGTAAGAATCACGATTACTCTTTTGAATTTAGTGATAATAAACATTATGGTTTACCTTATGAAGAGAATGATGGAGTATCTAAAGAAGGTGTAAAAGATTATCTTACTAATATATCTAAGGTTAAACCAAGAGACTACCAGATAGAAGGAGTCTTTGATGCTTTAAAAAAGAATAGAAGATTATTAATATCACCTACTGGATCTGGTAAGTCCTTGATGATATATGCTGTAACAAGATATCATGTACAGGCAAAGAGAAAAGTGTTGATTGTCGTACCAACAACATCTTTAGTAGAGCAGATGTATAAAGACTTTGTAGATTATGGTTGGGATGCTAGTAAATTTTGTCACAGAATATATGGGGGTCGTGATTTATTGTCAGATTTACCTGTTACTATATCTACTTGGCAATCTATATACAAACAGGATCGTAAATGGTTCAGACAATATGGTGTTGTTATAGGAGACGAAGCACACCAATATAAATCCAAATCATTGGTCACATTGATGACCAAATTAGATAATGCAAAATACAGATACGGATTCACGGGTACGCTTGACGGTACACAAACTCATAAGTGGGTATTGGAAGGTCTTTTCGGACCGTCATACAAAATTATTAATACAAGAGATTTACAGGAAGCAGGATACCTTGCTAGATTAAATATCCGTTGTCTTCTTTTAAAACATGATCCTCGTAAGTTTGATACCTATGAGGATGAAGTACAGTATCTTATTAGTCACGATAGTAGAAATAAATTCATTAAAAACTTAGCACTAGACTTAAAAGGTAATACTTTAATACTCTATAGTCGGGTTGCCCAACATGGGGAACGTTTGTATGACCTCATAAATACTAATAACCGAAAGGTTTTCTTTGTACACGGAGGTGTTGATACAGAGGAACGTGAGTCTGTTAGACAAATTACCGAGGAGGAAAACGATGCGATTATTGTTGCCTCTTACGGCACTTTCAGTACTGGTATTAACATTAAGCGTCTTCACAACGTCATCTTTGCAAGTCCATCCAAATCGAGGATTAGGAATCTCCAATCCATCGGCAGGGTATTAAGAACTGGTAAGGATAAAGTTAAAGCAACCCTTTATGATATAGCAGATGATTGTACAAAAGGTAGTAGGTCGAACTACACTCTTAATCATCTAGTCGAACGTATCAAATACTATAACGAAGAGAAATTTAATTATGACATCATCACCATCAAATTCGGAACCATACGATGAGTTCTATGCCAGTGTTAAACTGGTCTCAGGTGAAGAAGTGCTTTGTGTGGTTATGATTGATGAACCTAAAAGTCAACCTGATAAGATAATTATAGATAATCCTGTTCTATGTAAAGAAGTTCGTGCACCTGGAACTAATATTCCTATGGGATTTAAGTTTGAACCATGGATGAAAATGACTGACGACAATACTTTTGTTTTATCTATGGATCGTGTAGTAACTATAAGTCAGATTCAGTCTAAAGAAATTATTGATACTTATAAAAGTATGATAGACCTTGGTATGCGTGGTGCATCTCATCCTGATATTACTAAGCAAATGGGATATATATCTTCTGTAGATAGAGCTAGAAAGGTATTAGAAAAGATGTATAAAGATGAGCCTAAAGGATCCCCTTGAACCCTTACAGAGTTATTCTACATACGTTTGCCTATTCTGTCAAGCTATGCTATACTGTTCACATAGGATTGATACAAGATGAAAAGGAAACGCTCTGAACACTACGTTAATAACAAGGAGTTTCTTGCTGCAATAGTAGCATATAAACAATCTATTGTAGACGCTGAAGGTCTTGGTCAACCCAAGCCTAGGATAACAAACTACCTAGGAGAGTGCTTCTTAAAGATAGCAACACATTTATCATATAAACCAAACTTTGTCAACTACATGTTCAAGGATGACATGATCTGTGATGGCATAGAAAATTGTGTACAGTACATTAATAATTTTAATCCTGAGAAATCATCTAATCCATTTGCCTATTTTACTCAGATAATACATTATGCATTTCTTAGAAGAATACAAAAAGAAAAGAAACAACTAGAGATAAGACAAAAGATTATTGAAAGATCTGGTTTTGAAGAGGTTATGCATTCTGATGACCAAGATAGATACTCTGAGAATAATCAGATTAAAGATGCTGTACAGTATCGTAATAACCGATGAAAGTTGCTGTTATCACTGATCAGCATATTGGATTTAAGAAAGGGTCAAAGTTATATCACGATTACTTCTTAAAGTTCTATGATGAAGTCTTTTTTCCAACGCTGCAAGAACGTAATATCACCACTGTACTTGACCTTGGTGACACTTTTGACAATAGGAAGGGTATTGATTTATATTCTTTGGACTGGGCGAAGCAAAATTATTTTGATAGGTTACAAGCTCTTGGCATTAGTGTCATCAGCATTGTGGGAAACCATACAGCATTCTATAAGAATACGAACCACCTTAATACCATTAATCTGCTCCTACGAGAGTACGATAATATTACAACTCTTCGTGAGACCACAGAGTTAGAAATTGGTGGATGTAAGATACTGTTTGTTCCTTGGATTAACCCAGAAAATAAAGAAGAGACATATAGTAAGATAGAACAAACAACTGCTAAGATGTGTATGGGTCACCTTGAACTCAATGGGTTCACTGCTACTCATGGACATGTCATGGAGAATGGAGATGATGTAGTTAAGTATAACAAGTTTACTAAGGTGTTCTCTGGACATTACCATACTAGATCTAGTAATGGTAAGATCTTCTACTTAGGTAATCCATATGAGATGTTCTGGAATGATGTGAATGATTCTAGAGGATTTCATCTGTTTGATACTGAGACATTAGAAACTGAGACTATAAACAATCCTTTCCAGTTGTATAAAATTATTGTATATGATAATACACCTAGACAATTGTTTAAGTTCAATGAGTATAAGGATAAGATAGTTAAACTCGTAGTTAAAGAGAAAGATAATGAAAAAGAATATGAACGTTTCCTTGAGGCATTGATCAATGCTAACCCTTATGATCTAAAAGTAATAGAAAAGATACAAGGTGTTAATTTTGATAGTGGTTTAGTGGAGCATACCGAGGACACAGTGACGTTATTGGATTCATATGTTGACGATATGGAGACTGACTTGGAGAAATCTAGGATCAAGTCTATAGTATCTGAACTCTATAGGGAAGCATGTGAGGTAAGTTAATGTTTATCATTACACTCAAGGGTATGGAGGATGCTGGTGCTTACTCAGTTAAGGATGAACTGGGAGACAAGGTAGTTTTTATGTTTGAGGAAGAGGATGATGCTGATAGGTATGCTATGATGATGAAGGAGGACGGTGACAAGGACATGGTTGTTATCGAAGTCCAAGATTCAGTTGCTATCACAGCATGTGAACGTGGCAAAGTCAGGTACACCATCATTACTAAAAATGATATAGTCATTCCACCACAGGACGATGATTGACACATCCCCAGATTCCATTAGAATATTCGCCATAATAGTATTGGCATTACTCTGGTTGATTATTTTTAACACTCCTACTAATGATTGAGTTTCAACGAATTCGTTATAAAAATTTCTTGGCAGCAGGTAACTATTTCACTGAGATAGAACTAAATGCTGAACCTAATACCTTGATCATTGGTGGCAATGGTTCAGGTAAGAGTACTTTATTGGATGCTTTGTGCTTTGCTCTGTTCAATAAACCATTCAGACAGGTAAATAGAAGTCAATTAGTTAATAGTACTAACGAAAGGGATGCAATAGTTGAGTTAGAGTTTGCTGTAAACGCCCATGAGTACAAAATTGTACGTGGAATTAAACCAAATAGGTTTGAAATCTTCAGAAATGGTAAGAAACTCAATGAAGATTCGTCAGCACAGGAGCAACAGAAGACATTAGAAGGACAAATTTTAAAATTAAACTATAAATCGTTCACACAAATTGTAATTTTAGGTTCTGCATCGTTCGTTCCCTTCATGCAGTTGTCTACTGCACACCGTAGGGAGGTTATAGAGGACTTATTAGACATAAAAGTGTTCTCAAGTATGAAAGATATACTTAAGACACGTCTGAAGGCATCTAGAGACGAGTTAAAGGTGCTAGAATTAAAAAAACAATCGACTGCTGACAAGATTGTCATGCAGCAAAACTTTATTAGAACCATTGAGGAGGATTCTAACAATGATATCAATGAAAAACAGGAGCAAATCGAGAATATCTATAAAGATATCTCAAGGTATCAAGAATGTGTTGAGGATATCTTGGTTAAGGTTTCCTCAAAAGAAGATGAAGTAGAAAAGTATTCTGATGCAACGGATACCATTCGGAAACTTGAAACATTTCAGACTAAACTTCAGACTAAACGGCACAACAGTTGCAAGGACTTGGATTTCTTTGAAGAAAACAGTAATTGTCCTACTTGTACCCAAGTTATTGATGAAGATTTTAGGTTAAATAAAACAGAACAACTCCAGAAGTCTATATCAAAATCAGAAAAGAGCCTGTCTGAAATAAAACAGGCAATTTCTGATGAGCAATCACGGGAACGTGAGTTCTCAACACTTCAAAGGGAGATTACGAAACTAAACAATGAGGTTTCTCAAACCAACATTAGAATTTCTGAGTCCAATAAGTTACGAAGACAAATTGAACAAGAAATTCAAGCAATTACCGACAAACTTGAAAATAGAAATACTGAAGATGAAAAGTTAACTAAGTTTAAACAGGATTTGAAGGGTGTATTGGATGATCTAGCAGATCTTACCAAGACATATGAGTATGACAGTCAAGCAAACCTTCTACTTTCTGATGAAGGGGTAAAGAGAAACATTATCAAGAAGTATCTACCTTTAATCAACCAGCAAGCGAACAGATACTTGCAGATGATGGACTTTTACATCAACTTTAACCTTGATGAAGAGTTCAAAGAGAAGATAGAGTCTCCTATCCATGAAAACTTCTCATATTCTTCCTTCTCTGAAGGGGAAAAGATGAGGATAGACCTTTCATTGATGTTTAGTTGGCGAGAAATTGCACGTATGAAGAATAGTGTTAGTACTAACCTACTGATCATGGATGAAGTGTTCGATTCTTCCTTGGATGGGTTCGGTACTGACGAATTTATGAAGATCATTAGGTTTGTGGTCAAGGATGCTAACATATTTGTGATCTCACACAAGAATGAACTGCATGATAAGTTCGAGAAATGTATTGAATTCAAAAGAACTAAGGGGTTTTCACGAATAGCTTGACATATAACTAAACCTTATGGTACTATAAATAAATCATACAAAGGAATCGAAATAATCGTGCCCCTGCGTAGTATGTAAATCATCCCATGTCGGGGGTGGTATCATCCGTAGGGTTTTTTAATGCCTTACGAGATATTTAAAACAATCATGTCTATCAAATCAACAATCGCAGCTGCTTTCGCTGCACCTTTCCTTCTATCTTCAGCTGCTTTTGCTGGTCCTTACGTGAACGTAGAGACTAACAGCAATTGGGATGGAGACAACTACACAGGAAACACAACCGATCTTCACATCGGATTTGAAGGTTCTACAGAAGGTGGCGTTGGCTACTATGTTCAAGGTGGTCCTTCAGTAATCGCACTTGATGGTGTTGACTCTGAAACTCAGTTCTCTGGTAAAGCTGGTGGTTCTGCTACCCTTACAGATACTGTTGGAGTATATGGTGAGCTTGCTTTCACTTCAGATGACGATGACCTAATCGCTGATTCTGCTGCTAAGATTGGTCTTACTTACAAGTTCTAGTTCTCTTAAATAGTTAAGAGTTCGAGATGGATTAGGGACTCCTTACGGAGTCCCTTTTTTATTGCATGAAAAAAACTTCTGACTTAGTAATGCATCCACTTTGGATCATTCCAGTGATGCTTTTATCAACTATGATACTTATTGAAACGTTACATACTGTAACACATTGGCGTATGGAAATAGATGCTAATGCTTATTGTAGAAATAATGCCGAATGGATCAATGATAATCAGAACTAATGTAACCCATTAGCATTACTTGTAATTGTTCGGTTTTCCTAGGTATTAATACTTTGACAGGTCTTAATTATTCCTATATAATATTGTTATCATTCTTTACATTTCTTAAATGACTGTAACAACAGAGTATGGCAAGCAAAACATCTTTGCTAAAGAACCAAAGATCGAAGTTATCGATTCTGCACCACATTTTGAAATCGCTGAAACAGTGAATGGACAAATGGCAATGATCGGAATTATCGCAGCAGTCGGTGCTTACGCCACAACAGGTCAGATTATTCCTGGCATATTTTAAGAGATAAGGTCTCTTACATCTTCTACCCCTAATAAATCTAAGAAAATGACTCCAGAAGCAGAAAAGTTTAACGGTTGGATGGCAATGATCGGTTTTGTAGCCGCAGTCGGAGCATACGCAACCACAGGTCAAATCATACCTGGTATATTCTAATGAATCAATCCATTTTTTTCAGAGCAAATGGCAGAGCATCTATGATGCTTTTTGTCTCAGGTGTTTTGTTATACACAGTCTCTAACTACTTCTAAATGGATCTTCTATCAACTTCAGAAATTTCACCATACATGGCTATCATGTGGTGCTTCTATCCAATAGGTGCTTTAGTATTTGTTGAGTTGCTGCTACGTGCTGTAAATGATAATGATGACGATGATGAAGATGGTGGTAAGATGATTCCAGCATATAATGGGGCTTGACATAGAGTATTAATACCTATATACTTGTAGAGTATTTTTACCTAGTCATGCCTCAACTTATATTCCTGATAGGTCTATCCTTTTTCGCAACACATCCTGAGATTGTAAACATAGCATTTCAATGAATAGTTTAATTTTTTTCTTATTAAACTTTTTAGACTTTTGGTTCTTACCATTAGTCATAGCACTTATAGTATCAGTTGTAGTAGAGCAAGTCATCAGAAGGAAAGGTTCTGATGCTGCTATATTCACAGCAATGAGGATACGTAAGTTCCTTTACACACAAAACGTCATATTAAATTTCGTTTGGTTCTTGTCATATTTCATCTTTGTTGTTATAATGAGGCCATCTATGCCAGTGGGAGATCCCATGGCAAGTCCTGACCTCCTTTGGAACTTTTGATGAAAGACTTTATAGGTGTGTATGATAACGCATTCACACCTGACCAATGTGCTGATATGATTGAATATATTGAGTCTCTCCAAGAGAATCATTTATTATTCCAAGACAAAGAAAAAAAACATGACACAGACCACCAAGCAGTAGGTCTGTTTTATCATAACTTGTTAGGGACTTCCCCCTTTGGGGCGAAGTTCCTTCCTTGTATTCAGCAGTATGTTGATTCCTACCTTAATGAATACTCGGTACTATCAAGACAAAGGTTTTTAATATATGATGTCAAGGTTAAGAAGATACCTGACGGTGGTGGCTTCCATTCTTGGCACTACGAAGCAAATAATTTTGTGTATGCTACCAGAGCATTTGTAGTTCAGTTATACCTTAATGATATAGAAGAAGGTGGTGAAACAGAATTCTTGTACATAGGTAAAAGAATACCAGCAAGAGCAGGTAGACTCATTATCTTCCCTGCTGGTTTTACTCATGCACATAGAGGAAACCCACCACTAGGACAGACAAAATATATTTGTTCTTCATGGGGTATCGTTCAGGAATAGTATGTGCTATAATATAAACGAACATATTATTGATAATGGTTTGGAAGTATCGTGAATTGAGTACCCTGACATTGATTCAGGAGTACATTGCCAAAACCTATGAAGCACACTATGCTCAAGGTAAGACACAGACATTAGATCTGATAGAATCTCTAGGTGATGCTGAGTCATTCACCAAGTGCAATGCTATCAAGTACCTTTCTAGGTTCGGTGCTAAGAATGGCAAGAACCCAGATGACGTTTTAAAAGCAATTCACTATTGCATCCTCTTATACCATTTTGCTGACTTACATGATGAAAATTTCAAAAAAGACAACCGAAATTCTAGCAAACTTCACGAGCATAAATCAGTCTCTTAGTTTTAGAGAAGGTAGGCAACTAAGGACTATTTCTCCTATGCAGAATGTTCTTGCACAGGCAGAGATTGAGGAGTATATACCAAAGGATTTTGCAATCTACGATCTACCACAGTTCTTGAATACTGTTGGTCTATATTCTGATCCAGATATAGATGTTAAGACTAATGAATCTTATGCATCTATTAAGGAAGGTAATGCTAATCGTTCAAAGTATTTCTTTTCAGATCCTAGTGTAATCATTGCACCACCTGAAAAGGAAATGAAACTACCTAGTGAAGAAGTTTCCTTCACACTGGATAAGGATACATTAACTAAGATTCTTAAGTCTTCAGCAATTCTAAACCTACCAGACTTAGCAGTAGTGGGTGGTGAAGGTGTAGTTAAGTTGGTAGTTAATGACAGAAAGAACGATACATCTAATGAGTATAGTATTGTTGTAGGTCAAACTGATAAGGAATTTAGTTTCAACTTTAAGATTGAGAATCTTAAATTGATTAATGGTACTTATGAAGTAAACATATCAGAAAGAAAACTTGCTAAGTTTTATAATGCTGATTACAAATTAACTTACTTTATTGCCTTGGAGCCTGATTCTGTTTATGAAGGATGATTTTTTATGGGTTGAAAAATATAGACCCAAGACAATTGAAGACTGTATCCTCCCAGATGATCTTAAGAAAACACTTAGTGCTTTTATAGATAAAGGAGAACTGCCTAACCTTTTGTTAGCAGGACCGCCAGGCATCGGTAAGACTACCGTTGCCAAGGCATTGTGTCATCAAATAGGAGCAGACTATTATGTCATCAACGGATCAGATGAAGGCAGGTTTCTCGACACCGTGCGTAATCAGGCTAAGAACTTCGCCTCTACTGTTTCCCTTACGTCAGGGAGCAAGCATAAGGTTATCATCATTGACGAGGCAGATAATACCACCCATGATGTTCAGTTACTTCTTCGGGCAAACATAGAGGCGTTTTATAACAACTGTAGATTTATTTTTACATGTAACTACAAAAATAAAATTATAGAACCACTGCATTCTAGATGTGCTGTAGTTGATTTTAGTATAGGTAAGAAAGAGAAGCAACAAATTGCTGCTACATTTTTTAGGAGGTTAGTTGAGATACTAGATAAGGAAGGAATTACTGCTGATAAGAAAGTATTAGTTGAGGTAATCCAAAAGCACTTCCCAGATTGGCGAAGAGTGCTTAATGAGTGTCAGAGGTATAGTGCATCAGGATCTATTGATACTGGTATACTTACAGTATTCAACAATACTAATACCACTGAACTGGTAGGGTTTCTACAGAAGAAAGAGTTTGGTAATGTACGTAAGTGGGTGGTTCAGAATCTGGACAATGACCCTAACGTGATATTACGGAACATCTATGATATAATGTATGAAACATTAAAACCAAAGTCTATCCCAGAGGCAGTCTTGGTCATCGCAAGATACCAATATCAAACTGCTTTCGTTGCTGATCAGGAAATAAACCTAATGGCAGCGTTGACTGAACTAATGTGTAATTGTGAATTCAAATGACTAAATCATCACGACCTGCAAAAAAAGCAACGGTCACCAATCGTGAGATCAAAGACTCAGTTGAAGAACTGAAGATCTCTTTGCCTAGGCAAAAGAAAAGTAGATTCTACTATCAGTTCTGGAGTGTTGCTGCATTGTCAGTACTTGCTGGACAACTATACGTAGGCACTGGATACCGTCAGATGTCAAGATCTTTTGATCGTATTGTAGACAGTATCATAGTTGAAATAACTGAAGACTCTGGAACTAAGTTCTATTAATGAAAGCATTGAAAACACCACTCAGATATCCTGGTGGTAAGTCACGTGCTATTACAAAAATTAGTCCTTGTTTTCCTAACTTAAAAAACTACAAGGAGTTTAGAGAACCGTTCCTAGGGGGTGGTTCTGTTGCTTTGTATGTCAGTAAATCTTTTCCCCATTTAGATATCTGGGTTAATGACTTATACAAACCGTTGGCAAATTTTTGGCAACAACTTCAGGAAAAACCTGACGAAATTACGAAAGAACTTGCGAGACTCAAAGGTCGATACGACACACCCGAACGAGCGAGACACTTGTTTGCTGAATGCAAGGAATGTCTTAATCATACTAACAGTGGGAAGAGTTCTAGGGCCGTTAGTTTTTATATCGTTAACAAGTGCTCATTTTCTGGACTTTCGGAATCTAGTTCCTTCAGTTCTCAGGCATCAGACTCCAATTTCTCAATGCGAGGAATTGAAAAATTGCCAGGATACTCAGAAATAATAAGAGACTGGAAGATTACTAATCTATCCTATACTGATCTCATGGATAACAGTAAGGATTGTTTTATGTATCTTGATCCTCCTTATATGATTAAGGATAAGTTGTATGGTAAAAATGGTAGTATGCATGGTAAATTTTCTCATAGAGTATTTGCTGACAATTGCCAACACAATGAATCTGATATGCTTGTCAGTTATAATTGTGACCAATTAATAAAAGATAGATTTAATGGGTGGAGTGTGGTAGAATATGACCATACATATACTATGAGATCTACTGCATCTTATGGTAAGGATCAACAGGAACGTAAAGAGCTATTGCTTTTGAATTATGACTGCCGACTATGACGATTCAAATTGGCGTGAAGAGTATAAAAATTATACTTCTAGTAAGTATGAGTTAGACCTGCTTGAGAATGGACCTCATAGTCTTGCTCAGTCATGGATGATGGGTGCATTACATAACAAGTGGAAAAAGATGAAGGGATATAAAGATCCCGAACCACCCAACTGTCAGTCAAGTCTTAAAGAGTTCTTCCAAAAAAACAAAGACCAAGGAATCTAATGGCAATTTATCATGATGCTGAGATTAGAATTAATCTCAATGAACTTGTACAAATGAGATCTAACTACTTGTTTAGAAGTAGTAAAGTTAGTACAAACCTTAGTGAACAAGATATAGATTGCTTGTCTTCAAGTCTTCCATCAAGGTTGACATGGGATGCTTTGTATGGCATGGTAGATAGTGCTATCTTTGAGTATCTTGATGAAGCAGATACACACTATGGTGAAAGAACTATTGAAACCATTGAGGTAACAAGGGAACAAGAATTTAAAAAGAATTTTAAAATGGTTAAGTTAGAATCATCTGCATGGACAATCGAAGTACCTTTGAGGAAGAAGTAATGCTGGCACAAGAATTAAAAGAAGGAACAAAGAAATCACATTCTCTAGCAGAGAACACATCTTTTGTGAAAGGATTTCTTAGAGGTACTCTTAGTGAGTATAACTATGTGGTGCTACTTTCTAATTTCTATTACATATACAGAGCATTAGAAGAAGAGGTAGGAGTTCATAATAAAAATCCTAAAGTTGGTTCTATAAATTTTGAAGAACTTAAAAGGGTTCCATCTATTGTAAAAGATTTAAAATATTTTATAGGTCCAGACTGGGCTAATAGAGTTGCACTTACTGATGCAACAGAAAGATATGTTCAACGTATTAGGGAAGTATCTAAGGACAGTCCATACTTATTACTAGGACATCATTATACAAGATACTTAGGTGATCTATCTGGTGGTCAGATACTTAAAGGTATTGCAAAGAAGGCATTAAAGTTAGAAGATGAAGGACTTGCTTTCTATGAGTTTGATAAGATAGATGATAATAAAGTATTTAAAGAAAGGTATAGATCAGTATTGAATAGTATAGATCTAACAGAATCTGAAATAAATGCTATAATAGTTGAGGCAAACTATGCCTTCAGATTAAACATGTATATGTTTGAAGAGTTTGAAGGTAATGTATTCAAAACTCTTTGGAATTTAGTACGTGGATAGTGTAGGTAAGGTTGGCAAATGGATCTATGAGGTATTGAGCCAACCCAGTAGGGTCTTTGGTGATCTACCACCATGTCCATTTGCTAAGAAGTCTTGGGATGACGGTGGTATTGATGTTCTAGATTTTAGATCTTGGGATGATGTTGAAGAACATTTAGATATACTACAGGACGTTATGATCTTTATGATGGAGGATATATCGTCAGAAGAACTCGTAGAAAGAGCACGTTACTTTAATAATAAATACCCACACCTAGTATTCTTAGAGGAACACCCTGACCTCGTAGAAGAATTTGATGGTGTGACAGTAAACTCTGGTTATACTATGCTTATTGTTCAAGACAGAAAGCATCTTGTAGATTCAAGAAAGTTATTAGAGGACACTGATTACTATTATCATTGGTCACCTGAACTTAAACAACGTATCCTTGACAGATGAATAAGTATAACTATTGGGCTCCTTGGCATAAACTAAAGACTACTATACTTGGTAAGTTTTATTCTCCTGAATTTTTCGAGAACGTAGAGAATGACCTTATAAGATCAAACCTACAAAGAATTGCAGAAGAAACTGAAGAAGATTTATTAAATTATAAGTCAGTACTAGAAAGTGCTGGTGTACGTGTCATAAGACCATACCTAGATCCTAATGATAGGATAGAAAGATACCTACAAGATGGTATGGTTAATAATATTAATCCCTTTGGTCGTGTAAGGACTGTGCCTAGAGCACCTTTACAACCAAGGGATTTTGCTTTGGTT